CCACCCGACACGCCCACCACCCGTTAGCGTCGCAGACAACGTAATAGTGACCAGACCATGAGACGAGATAGCAATCGGGAGTGCCGAGAGTGCAGACCACACGCGCCCCTTCGAGCTCGGCGGCCTCATAGACATCTGCTTCACAGGTGAGGTCATCGGGATCACCGAAGGCGCGCCCTTCACCGGCCCGGTTAGCGTCGCGCCACTGAGAGAGGAGCTCATCATCATCATGAGCGGGAATACGAGGGGCAGGCTCAGAGACAGGTGAGAGGAGCTCATCAAAAATCTGATTCAGCTGCTCAGCGGGTGAAGGCTCAGGAGCGGGCTCAACCCACTTGAGTGAGTCAGGGTAGACAGGCACAGTGTAAGAGATCACCACACCATCACGAAGAGCTTTAGCCTTGAGCGCTGCGAGCTTTTGAACATGGCTGTTATATTGCGATTCGTGAGCAATCAGGGCCTCTTTTCGGCTGTGTGCTTCAGCGCCCTTAATCGTTCCTTGAATCGCGCGAAGGATGTTAGTTTTAGAGCGCTCATAATACTCAGCGTTAGGGGAAAACTTAGCGCGCCACCCAGCACCGCGAGGAGCAGGAGCAGGAGCAGGAGCGGGAGCGGGAGCCGCTTGAGCCTCAAGAGCATCGGCCTGAGCGTTAAGCTGAGCGATGGTCTCAGTAGAGGTACCAGCGAAGAGATCACCGAAGAGAGCTTGTTCAGCGAGGGTTTGCGCTTGTGAGCGGAGGTCAGCAGCGAGAGCGAGAGAATCCATGAAAGACACCTTAGAGAGAGAGGAGAGAGAGGAGAGAGAGAGTGATAATGATTCACTGATGAACCGTTGATGTAAGAGTGATACATGATCAGCCCCCCCGCCGTCAAGATATATTTCAAAATAATATCTCGGCCTACCCTAAGCCCTTTAAAACTGATATGATAAGCCCTGAATAAGCTTAGGAGCGCGCCCCATGTATGACGATTATTGCCAGCTCGATGAGACCATAGACGCTCTCGATACATGGATTGATGATCATATAGAGGCGAGCCCGCGAGGGCGCTTGAGTCTCGATATAGTGATGAGCGCATATATCGAGCACACCGGAGAGAGCGCGGATTTAGACGAGCTCTACGGCCTGTTGTCCGAACGATTCACGGCGGACACGGATCACGGCGACCTTGTATTTAAAGCGCGCATCATCATTTAAATCTGTATTGTATCTAGCCACTTAGGAGAGAGAGAATTATGTTTAGCGATCTAGTAAAAGCCCGCAAAGGCTCAGAGAAGCAGAGCGCGAAAAAAAGCGAGATCAACGACGAGCGCCTAGACGAGATCATGGCGGAGCTCTTCGGGAGCGCAGACGACGAGGACGATGAGCCCGCGCCAGCGCCTAAGCGCATGAAGAAGGGCTCAGGCTACAGCGCGCGTGACAAGATGCTTGAGAAGGCTGAAGAGGATGAGGATCTCGACGAAGAAGAGGATGAAGAGGACATGGAGAAGGGTATGAGCCGCCGCGAGATGATGAACCAGGTCTATTCTATGGTGGATGACCTCAGTGATGATGAGCTTGATAAATTCCTCTCTGATCGTCAGATTAAAAAGGCTCAAGTCATGGCAATCTTTGAGCAAATGCCTACAGGCGACCTTAAAGAGCTAGTGTCATCCAAAGCCGCGAACGGGGCGTCGCCGATGGAGGCGCTCGAAATGGCGAAGGGTTCGGAGATGGATACTGATGATGATGAGATGGACATCTAAAATGCACGCCGGATATCTAGCGCTCACGCTGTTCATTTTCGCGTATTTGATCGCGGCGCTCGACGGATGAGCGCGCGCGCGCGCGCTGATCTGCTCAAGAGCGCGGAGAGCGCCAACCCACCTAAGATCCCCGCTAAATATCTCAGCGGCCTTGAGGGTGAGGAGCGAGCGCAGCGGAAGCGAGAGCTAGAGCGCCGAGCGCGTGACGCGTCCCAGCGTACCTATGAGCCGTTAGAGAGCGATAAGGACGCGAAGACACGCCCGAGCAAGTACAGCCGAACTAAACTCGCAAAAGACACACGCGATGAGATGAAGGGTAACAGTGTAAAAGAGTTTATAAGCACCGTAGCGCGCCTAGCAGGGATCAAGAGATCAATCATCAAGAAGGTACACGAGCGAGGCGCGGCCGCGTGGGCGACAGGACACCGCCCCGGCGCGTCTCAAGTGGCGTGGTCAAGGGCGCGGGTGTACAGTTTCGCGACAGGTGGCAAGACGCAAAAAACCGCAGACGCGGATTTATGGAGACAGCATAAGGGAGGCTGATCAATGGACACTCAACAGCTACTAGCCACCCCCCGAGGACGCCGAGTTTTAAGCGCCGCATCTCCTCAGTTTTTCGACGCGTACTACTGCGGTATGAGGCGAGCTGACCACCGCGACAGGTGGCTCGACCGGATGGAGAGCGCCACCACACGCGCAAGAGACACGGGAGTGAAGGCGAAAAATCTAATTCTCGCACCCCGCGACCACGGAAAAACCGAAGCCGCGATCACTTATGCCACGCGCGCGCTATGCCTTGATCGAGATATCAGAATCTTATGGATATCGGAGAGCCAAGGGCAGGCTGAGAAGCGTATGAGGCGCGTGAGCTCGCTCCTGCAGAGTTCACGGATCATGGAAGATTGGGCTTCAGACCCTTTAGACGGCGCGCCACCATTTCAGGCCGACGGCACCAAATGGACAAATAATCTGATCTATCTCAACCGATCCAGAGAGAGCGTAGATGCAAGCCTTGAGGTGATAGGCGCCGGAGGATCTGTTACAGGTGGTCACTTTGATTTGATCATCTGTGATGACATCCAGGATGATCGAAACACGTACACCGCAGGTGTACGGTCAAAGACGCGCGAATGGTGGCGCGGTACGGTCGCGCCGATGCTATCAAGAGGCGGCTCGATCCTCGTAATAGGTACGAGAAAACACCACGATGATTTATTCAGCCACCTGATCAATGATCCAACATATCGAGTGATGCATGACAAGGCTATCCCAGAGTGGCCTGAAAAATACTCATTCATCATGGACAGTGACGAGAACGGGCGTGAGATCATCACGGGCGTAGACATCGAGGGCGGCTCATGCTTATGGCCCGAGGAGCGCCCGCTTGACTACCTGCTCCTTGAGCGTCGCGCTGTAGGATCTCGACTCTTCTCGCGCGAGTTTCAAAACGAGGTCCAAGACGAGTCAAGCGCAGCGTTCAAGATGGCTTGGTTAGAGCGCGCGATGAATCGCGGTAAGAGATATAGACTAGGTAGCATCCCAGCGGAGGTGGATGATCTAGTTCAGGGTTGGGATTTTGCGCTAGTGACAGATTCACGCGGCGCTCAGGAGCGCGACACAGACTACACCGTAGGCATCACATGGGGAAGGGATTCAAAAACGGGTGATAGATATCTGATAGACATATTCCGTAAACGCGGCATGAGCCCCACTGAGCTACAAGGACGTGTTAAAGGTGAGTATGCGAAATTTGACCGGCCGCCGCGCGTGGTCGCCGTTGAAAAAAACGCCTTCGGGGAACTGCACTATTTAGGTCTTCAGCGATCCTCAGACCTACCACTTAAAGGACACATCACGCACGCGCGAAACAAGGCGGATCCATGGGAAGGTGTGCCCGCGTTGAGCGTGCTCTTCGAGAACAATAAGATCATTCTCCCCAGCGCCACAGACAGCGACCGCGAGCGCTTAGAGCCGTTGATTCATGAGCTCTATAATCTAGGCAAAGAGCGCCATGATGACACCGTTATGGCGCTGTGGATCGCTGAGACTTGGCTACGTAAAAGCGCTTTCATTTACACGATGGATTTTGGCGGAACTGAAATACAAGGATCAGCCGACGAGCGCCTATTTAGTGGAGATGAAAGCGAAAATATGACACTCGCGGCATATTCAGAGAGCGCGACGAGGGCGGCGCATGATACAATATGGAGTGAATTATTGCCCGGCTACGATGAGGGAGGCTACCATTGAACGAGACACATACATTTAGCAGCACAGGCGGCGCGGAGCTCGTTATTGAGCCGAGCTCATACGCGGGCCAGCGCTTCAGCGACGGCAACAGAAACGCGATGATAAGCGCGAGTAATCTTGACGGGGGGTCATACACAGTGAGTTATAGACCGCCGAGCGCGCCTAACTTCGTTGAGCACATATTAGGCGCGACTGAGAGTGATAGCGTGATGCTAGCAGGCCCCGAAGCGCCTATTTTTGACGCTCTTAAGATCACGTTTAGCGGCGTGGGAGCGGCACCCGCTCAACAGATCATCACCCTGAACACATGGCCGAGAGGACTCTAATCAATGGCAACTCTATATTCATCAGGCGC